GATAAGAATATTTGTGATGACCCACTAAAGGAAAGAATAAATATATTATTCTATCAATACTCTCAGCAATCTTCTGATGAATTATATTTTCCAAATAAGAAAAATACTAGAATAGCCGATTCATTAGAAGAGGTTAAAAAATACTCTAAAGATATAATGGATTCTCCAACATCCGAAGGTGTTGTTATTAAAGATATAGAATCTACATATTACATTGGTAGTAAAAAGAATCCTAAATGGGTTAAGTGGAAGAAGTTTGTAGATTTAGATGTAATAGTGTTGGATAAAAAGAAAACTAAATCTAATCTGTATTCATATACCGTTGGTGTAGGCCCACTTTCTGGAGAAGAAACAAGAGAAAATAAGGGTACTGAATTAGAGGGTAAAACATATCTTGCTGTCGGAAAGGCATTGAATACTAAAGAAAGTGTTGATATTGGTTCTATTGTAAGAGTTAAAGTTGATGAAGTAAAAAGAAAAGGTAAAGGATATAGTTTGTTTTCGGCTAAAATTATCGAAATACCAGAAGTTACTGCTCCAGAAAAATTGATAACATTAGAATTACTATCTACCGAGAGTAGAAAATCATTAGCCTATGATATTCAAGATGCTTTACAGAAATATACAATTACTGATGGTGTTCATGGAACAGCCGATATTATACTAAAAGGGGACTATGAAGGATTTACAATATATGGGTTTGATGGAGATTCGTTAATGGAAAAAAATGCATTAGTAGATATTGATTCTTGGAAAGACCAATTGACTCAAATAACTAAAACTAAAACTTCTGAAGCAAGAAGCACAATTAAACAATGGATAAAAGAAAAAGACCCTGACCAACAAGGTGTTGAAGTAAAGGAAATATATGAGTTTATTGCAAAGGAAAACCCTAGCCTAACTAATGACTTATGGGATAGTAATCCAAAAGTTGGAGTTATAAAACTTAAAAATTGGCTAAGTGATTTTGATGAGTTTGAGAAAAAAACGGCTAGTAAGTATACTTTTAATGATGGACACATATCAAAGAAAGAAGAAGAAGAACCTAAAAATGAAGAAGGTATTTTTAAATTAGTTAAAACAGATGATGGTAATTTAGATTTAATCATTGATGTAAATGATAAACAAATGGCGTGGAATATTAATTTAGGCGATACTGAAGATATATTCAACTTATTTGGTAAAGCAGGTAAATATCCTGCACAGATAGCAGAAAAAACCAATGGTGGTAAATTAATTGATAGAGGCAAAATAAAATTAGGAGTTCAAAAAGAAGGTTATCACGAATATAAGATAGATGGTGATAAGTTTGAAACTAGACTGCACTTTAGAGTAGTACCTGTTAAAGAGCAAAATACTTGGTTAGTTTGGACAGGATATAAACAAGAAATGTTAGACATTAAAGAAGATAAAGGTCTTTGGGATATAACAGAAGATAAATATAAAAAATTGGACATGATTATCCAATAATAGCACTTACTTAATATAGTAGTTGTGAATAACTGTTGTTCATGTCGGAGACGATGATGCTACATTCTAACTCAGAAGGTAGTTTTTCTATTCTTAAATCTGATGATTTAGTAATTGGTGGCTATGCTTCTATTGAAGTAGTAGATAAACAAAATGATTTAATTACATTAAGTGCATTAGAAAATGCTGTAATTAAGTATATGGAAGTTAAGAAATATAGAAATGTAATGTCTAACCATTCTAATGTACAAGTTGGTGAAGTTATAGAACAATACCGTGATAAGAACGGTACACTACACAAAACACATGTTGATGATGTAGGTTTTTATGTTGTTATTAAATTAAGAGATGACATAGAAAAGGCAAAAGAAATCTCAAGGGGTATCCGTAAAGGTACTCTACGGTCATTTAGTATAGGTGGCCAGGCATTATCTAAAAGAAAAATGTCCACCAAAGAATTAGGTGAATATAACGAAATAGATAAATTAGAACTCCATGAAGTAACAATCTGCGAAAAGGGGATTAACCCCGAAGCAAAGTTTGATATTCTAAAGGAGGAGAAAGATACCATGAGTGATAGATTGGAAAAAACGTTGGTAGAGATAAATGAGTTAATGAAGCAAGTTGACTCTCTACAAAAAGAGAAAATGTCAGATGCTGATGACATGAAAGAAGCAGGCGAGTATATGGATACTCAGGCTGAAGAAGACATGAAAGAAGCAATGGCAGGTAAAGACGAGGAAAAGGAAGCAATGTCTATGGAAAAAGACGAAGACCTCGACAGTGAAAAAAAGGGAAGAAGCGGGCCAGAAGGTTTCGTTGAAGCCGGATTAATGGGTGAGGAGTCTCAAGGAAAGAAACTTCCACAAGCACCACAGGTTGGCCCATTATATAAAGAGTGGACAAATGAAGAGTTCTCTACTTTAGACCTAACTACGGAAAACGTAGAAAAAGCGTATGAAGCGTTCAAGGCAGAACAACTTGAAAAGATGGCATACGATTCATTAAAGAAGCAGTTTGAGTCTCGCTTCGTTGATGAAACATCTGCACGACAAAGTGCAGTAGCAAAGAGTGAATATGACGCAAAGAACGAGGTTGAAACACTAAGAGAGGAGTTCGCTACCCTTAGAAAGAGCCTTATTGAGCGAAACGATGAAATCGTTAAATCTCAAACCATTGCAGTACCAGAAATAAATGTTGCTGAAATGAGTTGGGGAGAGGTTCACAACTTTATGGCTCAATATGAAGGAGGTAATTAATTATGGCTACAAACTATATTAAAACAATGAAGGATTTGGAAGCATCTACCTATGGTGGTAGAAGTGGATTAGGCGGTAATTCGCTGTTAAAGAGTGCAGGTGCAATTGCAGGACTACACATAGGACATGGAGGTGCTGAATCATTAGGAACAGGAACAACTGCTGCTACTGGTATAGGTAGCCTTTACAACCTAGTATATGGAAAGAAAGTATGGTCTATGCTTAACCAAGAAGTTAACGCATTAGCAATGCTTCCTAAGAGACCTTATACTTCAAGCGGTTGGAGAATAATGACTGACAGACCAGAGGGTGGTTCAGGTAGTACCTTTACAGTTTCGGCTGCAAATACTGGTGCTAGTGCAAACGCATCTGGTGGAGCAACACCTAGATTTGATAAAATTGGTGGAGTTGCAGAAAACGCAAAACTAGGAACTGATTTGGTAGCAATAGCACCAAGTTATACAACCTTGTTTACAAGCCCAAAAACTGTTGCTCATATGTTTGAGTTCTCAGAACTTGCACTTGAAATGGCTAAGATTGACGATGGAGTAGGCGACTTAAGAGCATTGATTCGTGAAGACATGGGTAAACACCATGCTGAAACACAGAACAAGATGCTACTAATGCCTCTTGAGCATTATGACGTAACAAACGATGGTACAGATACACCAGGAAATAAGGTTGATGCAACAGCAAACTATACTTCTCTAATGAAGGTTGTATCTTCATCAGCAGAACTACATGACATGCAAGCAGCATCAATGTTGGATGATTCATCAACAACTGTTTTGATTGACCAACTTGTTACACTGTATGGAAACACCGATAGGCAACTAAGCGGTGGAGCAGCAAATGCTTCATTCTTGGATTCACAAGTTGATTACGGTGCTTCATATGCCGCAGGAGATGCTAGACCATTGACCCTAACTATACTAAACGGTATGCTTAGGTCTCTAAGAGAAAACGGTGGTAGCCCTAAAGTTATCTTGACTGGATATGATACTATCCAACATCTAGGTGACTTGCTACAAAGCCAAGAAAGATTCTTAGACAGGAAAGAAATAATACCTACACATGGCGGTGTTCGTGGAGTAAAGGGTACAGAAGTAGGATTTAGAGTTGCTACTTACTACGATATACCTTTGATACCTTGTAAAGACATGCCTAAAACCGGAAATGGTTCAAACAGACTAAGCGATATGCTTATTCTTGATACAGACCATCTATGGCTATCTGTTTTGAAACCAACCCAATACTTTGAGGATGGAATTGACAACGGAAACCCATTCGGAGTAGGAACACTAGGAAACCAAGCAATGTACAGAACAATTGCTGAGACTGGTTGCTCTTTCTTTAAGGGACAAGGAAAAATTACGAACATAACAAGTGCTTGAGGTGATTAAGTATGGCAAAAACTGTAACGCTTTTAGCAGACCATAAAGGTATGACTACACCAAGAGTACATGGTGATGAATACCTTGTGGATGCTTTAGTAGATATAACTGCATATGAAGCAGGTGGAGTAACTATAACGGCGGCTCAACTCGGCTTAAGCCGTATTAACGCTGTTTTGGTGACAGGTTGTGAGCAATTAACTCACACCGCATCAGTAGTGCTTCTTGCGACAGGCGGATATTTAACAGGTACAAGTTTTAAACTTGCCCTAAATGCAGGTAGCGCAGAACAAAGCGGTACTGCTGATGAGGGCATGGTTAGACTTCGTGTTTACGGAATACTCTGAAATGAGTAGTAATGTAGCCTTTGGTCTCCCTTAATTGGGAGGCCATTGGTTACGACCTTACAAGGTGAATAATATGGCAAAATTAAAATATACAGGAAAAGAGCGTTCCCGTTCTTTAGTTAAAGGAGGGTCAATAACTCCAGGTGAAACATTGACCGTAGATGCAAAAATAGCATTAGTATATCTGGGTGCAGACGACTTTAAAATTACATTCGATACTTCAGATAAGGCTACATTAAAAACATGTAGCGAGCCACAATATAAATGGCTAAAAGCAGAGTTTGGTGGAAAAACATTAGAGGCTACTTTAGATAAAATGTTTAAACCTAAACCAAAAAAGAAATCTCTAATACCAAAAATACCAGAGATTAAGAAAGAGGTTATTGTAGAAAAACCAGAAGTAAAAAAGAAAAAGGTTTCTCCAATAAAAACGAAAATAACCGATTCCGAACTATTATAAGTGTAGCGTGATGTGAGAATTGTGAGGGAGGACTGAAATAATGGGTAGTGGAGCGTTAGGAACTAAAGTACATACATTTGCAGCACAAGGTAGTGATGCAACTATTAATGGTACAGCAGGCAGACAAGCAATACAATTACTTTCTGAAAGACAAAAGATAGTTTCTTTGAAAGTCAGTAATAATCAAACTACTGCTATGACTATTGATTTTATTGATGGTAAAGGCACAAGTGCATTTAATGGTAAACTAATTCACAGAGTATTCGTGGGTACATCCAAACAAAATCTTGATTTTGATATGCATGGTGTAGTAATTGCAGATGGATTGTATGTTCTAGTTACAGGCGCAGGAACGAAAGTAAATGTTTCAGTTTCTGCTCAATATAACTAGGAGAAAAATATATGCCCGCATTAGGTAAAGACACAAAATTAGTAATGACAATATTGTTCGTAGGAGCAATATGTGGAGTAAATGTTTTCTTTTATGCTGAATACGGACATCTAATTGGGTTCTCACATTATTCACATGCAGTAGTCTTTGGACTAATGACAATTGGTGGTATACTTGTGATGAAAGCAATGTTCGATTTAGTATTGAATGATTACATAGAAATGACGCTGTTAGATAGAAAGATATCAGCGTATTGGAGTAAGAGAGCAAAAGATGAACAACAAAGAGAGCGTGTTAGAACAAGTCTACAAGCATACAACCAACAATGGGGATATGCACAGCCTGGACAACCACAGCCACCTTTAGTTCAAACACAACAAGAAAGGCCATCCTTTCTGGCGAGACTTGAGCAATAAGTGATATAGATGTTGGAAACAATAGCATTTGGAAT